TTGGTACTGCGGAGCCCTGCGGGGCTCCCTGCAAGCAGGATGACAATCCATGGGCATGGGGTATGACAAAAAAGGGAAGAATACAGGTGTAACGCGAATTTCAGGCACAAAAAAACCGCCTCTCGGCGGTCTACGACATTACTATTTATTGCTTTGATTATTCGGTATTTTCGTTCCCTGGTACCCGGGGCGGGACTTGAACCCGCACAGCCATAAGCCGAGGGATTTTAAAAACTATCCAAGGCTTTTGAAAATCATAACCTTATGATTTAAAAGGCAAGGGAAATTAAGCATAGTTGAGCTTTGTTGTGCGCATGCGATTTTTATCGCCACTGTTTTAAGCATCCAAACGCTCAGCACCTAGGCTGTCAAATGGATTGAGAGTAATCGCGGCCTCCAGGTGCTCAGGGGCAAAATGCGCGTATCTCATCGTCATTGTGATCGAGCTATGTCCCAGTATCTGCTGCAGCACCAGAATATTACCCCCGCGCATCATAAAATGACTTGCGAACGTGTGTCTTAAAACATGAGTGCGCTGCCCTGCTGGAAGTTCAATGCCTGCACGCTTAAGAGCGGAACCGAAAGCCTCATAGCACGGAGCAAAAAGATTGCCTCTCTTTCTGGGTAGCAATGCCTGCACTTTGGCAGATATTGGAATGGTTCTATTCCTCTTGCTTTTTGTCTGGGTAAAGGTAAGGCGCCCGGGCATTACCTGAGATTGCTTTAAATCTTGAGCCTCACCCCAACGCGCGCCAGTCGCTAGGCAAATGCGAACCACGGCCCCAAGATCTTTATTTGCAGACTCGTCACAAGCATCAAGTAGGCGTTGAATCTCATCGTCATATAAAAATGCCAGCTCCTGATCGCCTTCGCGGAATTGACGAATGCCATCAAGTGGGTTATCCCCCAGCCATTCTCCGAGGCGTTTCAGTTCAGAGAATACGGCATGCAGGTATGAATATTCCCGATTAACTGTTGCCTCTTTCAGCTGTTTTTTACCTTTCGGATTCCAATCACCGCGCAACCGACGCTCGCGGTAAATGGCAAACATGTTTTTATCGAATGTGTCGACCAGTGGATCACCAAGACGCTCACAGATGGCCTCAAGCTTTGCCTTTCTCTCTTCTCCAGAGGTGAGAGATTTGCCATGCATCTCGTACCAGCGCGTTACGAGATCAGATAGCTTTTGAGTGTTGGCCTCAATGTTTGAGCCATGAGCGGCACTCATGATGCGGCGCTCATATGAGAGCGCCTCACCTTTCGTTGCTCGTGTTACCCGAATTCTCTTGCCAGAAGCACCATAGGGGTAACACTCACAAAGCCATTTACCGGAAGGAAGCTTGCGGACGGTCATAAAATTATTTACCACACAGATCTAATGCGGCACTAATCACATCGCTAAGACTGACCTTCAGTCCGGGCGAGTTCTTATCATCTACCCAAAACTTATTGTCAGGTTCTAAAAGTAACGCTCCGAATGATTTACCTTTAACTGCAGCGGAACCAGTTAATGCGTATGTTTTATTGTCATCAAAGTTCATCACAAATGGATTGCCATCAAGACACTGTAGTTGAGCCTCATCTGTGCTAAATGGCCACTGACCACTAAAGTCATCTTTTTCAATTGCTTTAAAAGGCACAGCAATGGCAGAAGTTGATAATAACGCGCCAATTAAAAACGGGAGTAACCTTGTCTTGTTAAACATATTTTCATCCTATAAATTTCAAAAAACAAAAGCACCGAACGCGATTCCGACAACAAAAATTAACGCAAACTCTTTCGGGTAGGATTTCAATAGCTGAATGAAATCAATTTTCATTGCTGATGAGTTAGAGGGTTTCCGAATGTCACTAGTTTGCTGCTGATCCAACCAAGATAGTGCCATTTGAAGTTGTGAGCGGGTGAGGTCATTTAATCTACCTGTGCCAAAATTGACATGACAATAACGAATTAATTTTTGTCTGAATTCATTTTCTTCACTATTTCGAAGAAGTAGGCTGACCAAGACCCTGCTTGCGTCTTTTTCTTTACACCTATCAAGTATGGCCTGAAGGAAACTAATTGCCGCCTGATATTGGTTTACAGTCATCTCGTCAATGCTAGCTACGCCAACTTCTGCGTGAACTTTCTGCCAGATAACGAATGCTTCATCCTCTCCAGCCTCAGCAATTGCAGCTACAAGGCTATTGAGCTCTTTACGCTGGGCTTTTACAAGAGGTCGCCTTTCATCACTTTCAGTCGGGATTGCAATGTTGATAGTGTGACGTCCATCAAACTTATCTATCTGGATTTTATTTTCATTGAAATCCCGCCCAGCGACGCGATTTTTTTCACCAGTAGAATTAATCGCCATAAAGCATCCTTATTTCTTGTTTTCGTTGTAATCCCTGCCCGCCACGCGGTTACCTTGACCTGTGACGCTAACGGTATTTGACGCAGAACTACCAGCGGTAAGTGCAGCAAGGGCAGCTGCCTTTACAGCCAGTGGGGCCGACCTATACAGCTGTATGAGTTCAAGTTCATCATTTGAGATCTCACCACTCGATGAAGAACGGTTTCCAGTCAAAATGTACAAAACATCAGCGCCAATTTCCGCCAAGCGAACTAAATAGCCGGCTCCAGGGGCCGTCTCATCTCTTTCGTACATGGCCTGAGCGTTTCGAGAACAATCCGCGAGCTTTGCAAAATCACCTTGATTTAAATTGAATTTCTTTCGTTCTTCACGAATTCTATCGCCAATATTTACCATTATCTTGGTGTTCCAGTATTGACTTGACCAATATAATGGTCAAGAATGGTTTTCACAGACACTTAGCAGATCACAATATACCACTATGAAACAAGAACTCCATGAGCCCCGCTCACGTTTGCCTCGTGGGATTGCTGCAAAAAATCCAATTCCTATGCGCTTGTCGGAGGATGAGCGCGCCGAACTCGAGGCAATCGCCACACGCGAAAGCCGATCCAGTTCAAGCATGGCGCGCCTGATCTTTCTTCGCGGGCTTGAGTCATTCACAGCTGAATGAGGCGCGGTATGGGAAACGTAACTATCAACATATCTGTACCAACCGGCTACGTCTCGCTCGAACGCTATGCCGAAATGGTTCAAATCCCGTTGGCCACCTGCCGCCGTATGGTTCGTGACGGAAGGATAATCATCCGCCCGAAAAATAAGGCAAAGGACAAGGTTGAGGTCAATCTCGTCGCCATGTTGAAAGACGCCATCGACAACAGCTGAGATCCCAATATGGACGCGCAAAACAAAGCATTGATACAGCTATCGAAACATACTTTCGTTTATCGCGGGTTCACGATTCAGAAGTGCCCGCGCCATAGCGAAACGAATCGCACGGCCTACCAGCTGGTTAGCAACGGGGATTACTTCGGTCGTGATTTCGCGCTGGCGGAAGCCATGCGCACCGTGGACAAGATGATCAACGGTAAGAGGCCAGCATGAGCGGCAACCCATTCTACGACGCAGCAAACGCCGTGATCGCTCAATACGACAAGCGCATGCAGTACATGAAACCAGCGCGCGCGGTCGGAGAATCGGCGAATGCTGTGCTCAATCTCGGACGTATCGCAGACGCCGCGCGCTATGCCGGCCACCCTGCTGCGAGCATCGTTATCGAGAACGCCACGAAGTATTGGCAGTGCTACGGCAAGAAGCCGGCGACATTTTCAGAGGACACACCAGCATGAAACAGCCTTACCGCATTCTGATCGACACGCTGCTGCTGCAGTACCACACCAAAGCGACCAATCTGCACAGCGCTTCCGCTGTGGCGCCAGAGGTTCGCCAGGTATCACTGAACGATTACGCCTTCCGCCTGTACATCGGCCTGACTGGCCTGTTGAGTACGGCAGAGGCTGCTGGCGATGGCCCGGCCGCCGCCGTTATCGATCACTTGATCATGCGCTGCAACAACGGCGATATTCCGCAACCTGAAATTTCAGCTTAGCCGGGTACACCCGGCCCTATCTGAGAGCGCATCTCAACCTTTAACGGTGGGTGATTGGCGTCACGGGATGCGCTCCCAGATAGGCAACAGTGTGAGGCTTTTATGAGCATGACAGTTGAGCAAATAAAATCCGGTGAGCGTTTCGTCAATAACGCCAAGTCATTACTGGCGCGCGCTAAAAACAAAAATCACACTGCCTGTTTTTATAACAAGCTGATGGCGAGTGAAAAAAAAGCCATTTGCACATTAGGTAATATTGATAGCCGCATAAAGTTAACGGCTCAACACATCGAAATGAAGTTCGAGGAAATGAGTTACGCAGAAAGGCGAGCCGTCTTCCGAGGGATAAAACTTCTACAAAAGTTAAATCGCGATATCCCGTCATTAATAAACATTACTGACTGCGATTAATTAAACCGCGTTGTTAAAAATAATGCCGCCTTCATGGTGGCGGGTTTCTTACACCCAGAAATCAGGAGGGGGATATGCAAGACGACGAATTACACAAAGCGTTTATGAATGCCCGCCGCTCTGAGCGGCTGCAACTGCTTGAGCTGTTGGAAAGCAAACTTGACCGACTGGCTGCGGATAACTTCACCCGCGACCAAGTATTAAACACGTTGAAGGACTGGATCAATATCCGCCGGTCTACCGACGCACCCAAAGTGGAGAAGCCTCAATGATGGCTTTCTGCTTCACTCTCGCCGCCATTTGGGCGGTTGTCGCGTTTGGGTTGGTTGGCTGGGTTGCCTACCGCTATTGCAAATTCTGCCGCGCCTTTAATCGCGCGGCATCCGTTCCACCTGAATTACGTAATTACGATTAATTGAATCGGAGAAATACCATGACACCACAACAGCAAGCACAGCAATGTTTAAATAGAAATTGCCTGGTTTTGGATACAGAAACCACGGGCCTCGATGATAAAGCCGAGATCATCGAGATAGCCGTAATTGACGCCACTGGCAAGGTACTGCTGAACACGCTGGTCAAGCCATCAAAACCTATTCCGGCAGAAGCTACCGCAATCCATGGAATCACTGATGAAATGGTAAAAGATGCCCCAACATGGCCGGAGGTCAACCCTCAGCTGTGCTGCTTAATCAGTGGAAAAACGATTGCGATTTACAATGCTGAGTATGACCTCCGTTTGCTTGAGCAGACAGATCGCATCTGGAAGGTAACGCCGAAAATTGGCGTAACGCCACAGATCGTATGTGCCATGCATGAGTACGCCGAGTTTTACGGCCAGAAAAGCGACCGTGGCGGGTACAAGTGGCAAAAGCTGACAGCCGCCGCCGAACAGCAAGGTGTCATTATCGAAGGAACGCCGCATCGCGCCCTTTCTGACTGCCTGACAACTCTCGGCGTGATTGAGGCAATGGCAGCCGGAGGTGTTCGCCGCGCATCGCACGGAATAACGGCACAAAAAGCTGTCGATATCCTTAACGGGTTATTTCAGGTAGACCCAGATGCGATCACAGCTCTGGTTGATAATCGCGTTAAGTGCTCTGAATATTTCGCCAAAAAGACAGCGGCAACGGTAGGTATCTGCGACAGCACCTATATCATCGGCATGATTGGCGTCATCAATGCGCTGATTTCCCCTGAAGTGATAGCAGCAATTTATGATGGTAATGAACTAAAGGGTTTCGCTGTAGCTGATGTCGTTTTTGCAGGCGGTGACGCATGAACCGCACGGCGCTGAAGTGGCTCGGCAGCAAAGCCCGCATTATCGACACGCTGCGCCAGCACCTGCCGGAAGGTAAGCGCCTGGTTGAGCCGTTCGTCGGCTCCGGCGCGGTTTTTCTCAATACCGACTATGACAGCTATCTGCTGTGCGATATCAACAGCGATCTGATCAACTTCCACAACGTCGCCAAAAACCATCCCGAGGTGCTGATCCGCGAAGCGCGCCATCTGTTCCACGCACACCCGGATCAGGAGGGCTATTACGGCGTGCGCGCTGACTTCAATCTGTGCTGTGACAGCAATTTCATCTACCGTGCGGCGCAGTTCCTTTACCTGAACCGCCACGGCTTCAATGGTGTTTGCCGCTACAACCTGCGCGGCGAGTTTAATGTGCCGTTTGGTCATCGAAAGGCGCCCTACTTCCCAGAAGACGAGATCAGAGCCTTCGCGGAAAAGGCGCAGGCCAAGAAAGCCATTTTCCTGTGCTGCAGCTTCCCCGAGGCGATCAGAATGGCCCAAGCCGGCGACGTGATTTATTGCGATCCGCCGTACATCCCAGCCAGTGAATCAGCCAACTTTACCAGCTATCACACTGACGGCTTTACCAGCGAGCAGCAGAGCAAGCTGGCACGCATGCTCCGTATCGCCGCCAAGCTGGGCCGCCACGTCGTGGCCTCGAACAGCGAGACGGACGCAGCCAAAGCGCTGTACTCAGATTTCGCTATCACCTCGATCACTGCCCGCCGCTCTGTCAGCGCCAAAGCTTCCAGCCGTGCAGACGCTGGCGAGATCATCGCGACCATGAGGGCGGCATCGTGAAAAAACACCACCTGAAGATCCACCCGGAACACCTCGCCGCCGTCAACTGTGGCGCGAAAAGAGCCGAGTTCCGTATTAACGACCGTGACTTTGCCGTCGGCGATCTGCTGAGTCTGAACGGCTATACAAAGCTTGGCCACCTGGAAGGGTTTACCGGCGAGCACATCTCGGTGCGTATCACCCACATCACCGACCTGACCGAATGGGCGCCGGGTTACGTGATGCTGAGTATCGAGCGGGGGCCGTTCAAATGCTGATGCCTTTGCGTGCTATCTCATATCCTGCCGGAACGGCGCTGATCGACGATCGCGTCTTCGCTACCGACGCCATAAACGTGATCAGTATTTCCGGCGGCAAAGACAGCCTGGCGCAATGGCTGCTTGCACTTGCTGCCGGCGTCAAGATTATTGCCGCATTTGCTGACACCGGCCACGAACACCCGTTAACAATGAAATACCTGGATTATCTCGAATCCAAGTTAGGGCCGATTCGCCGCGTTAAAGCCGACTTTACCGCGCGTATTGAAGGTAAGCGCCGGTTTATTGCCGAGCGCTGGCCCGTATCACTTGTTACTGAGTGTGGGCTGACTGAGCAAGAGGCAAAAAAGACCGTTGCCCTGGCACTTGAAACCCTTCATCCAACCGGCGTGCCATTCCTTGATCTCTGCATGTGGAAGGGTCGTTTTCCGTCAACAATGGCCCGCTTCTGCACATTCGAGTTAAAGCACATCCCGATCCGCGATCAGCTGGTTGCGCCTTTGCTAGACGAGTATGACGAGGTGATCAGTTGGCAAGGGGTTCGGGCGGAGGAATCGCCGCAACGCGCGGGATTGCCCACGTGGGAAAGCGATGCCGATAAAACGCCAGGCCTAAATATTTATCGGCCAATTCTCGATTGGAAACATGCCGACGTCTTTGCGATTGCCAAACATCACGGCATCAAGCCGAATCCGTTGTGCACACAAGGCTGTAGCCGCGTCGGCTGCATGCCATGCATTCACGCATGCAAATCCGAGCTGGCCGAGATTTTTACCCGTTGGCCGGAAGAGATAGCCCGCGTTGCTCGATGGGAAAAGCTGGTCGCCGCTTGTTCTCGTCGCCAGAACAGCGTCTTCTTTCCTGCTACGCAAGATCCGAAAAAGGCGGAAAGCCGAATCGAGTGCGTCACGCTTGAATCACATGGCATCGAAACCTATCGCGATTGGGCCCTAACCACCAGGGGCGGGCAGCAGTTCGATCTGATCGCCGCCATGAACGATCACACCGCTTGCAGTAGCGTTTACGCCGGTGTTTGCGAATGACTAAAAGCACCAAAGGCCGTCGCGAACCATCCCCGCCGCGCCCCTACCCGGGCCGCGGCGCAGTTGCTTTTGATTGGCCCTATCCCTGGAATGCACCGAAACGGGGGATCAACCCGTACACCGAAGACGCTGAAAAAGAGCTGAAACTCACCGACGCGCAACGGCGCCGGCAACGTTGGATTGAGGTCACCGCGGATCAGGAGCGTGATCGCGATTCGCAGCTTTCCATTTTGGCGGAACAGCGCCGCGGTGAAGGCAAGGTTCAGCTTGTACTTGGCGCACTGATGGCGCAGCCCGATTTTATTCGCTCGCCGCTGCTGGCGCGCATCAGTGCCATTCGTAAGAGCAAGAAAGGCAACGGTGAGAAACTCTCCCGCAATTACATCTTGCGGACGGTCAAGACAATACTGGCCCGCGTCGAGAAGATGCAGGCCAAACAGCTTACCTTTGGCCTGCAGCTGGTTGCCCGTCGTGAACGACTCGACGATCTGCTGCGTCTGCCTGAGCTGGACAAGCGCGCGGTAAAATTGCTCGCAACCTTCACCGCCGCCCACTTTGAAACCCTGCTCGAGCAGCAGAGCACGCGCCATCTTTCCGGCGATACTACGCTTGACCAAATCCTGCGCGTTTACGTGTCTTTGGGTACTGAGGCCGAACGCTTCAACGTGACGCCGCCCTGCTGGCATTCGCTGAACCCTTATCTGCGCCGACGCGGCGAACCGCCTTACGACAAAATCCCCGGCGCTATAGCCAGAATGTGCTGCGCGAACTGGTGGTTTACCAATTTGTGGGCGCTACGTTCCCGCTGGCGCGAAGAGCTGTTGCGCGCCGCCGGTCTGGTACGTAAGCAGGATTCCGCCTACATCAGCGCCGACGCGCTAACACACTTCCGCGAGCAACGCCGGCGCACCCGTGAATTTCTGAAAGCCTTCGAGCTAACCAACGAAGACGGCTTTTCCATCGATCTTGAAGATGCCTATTACGCCGGCCCCAGCAATCCACGCCACCGCCGAATAGAGATGATGACCACGGTCAAAGGCATGCAGGATATTGCCGAGATGCGCGGCGATTGCGCGGTTTGGTGCACGATAACCACCCCGTCACGTTTTCACGCCACCATGATCGACGGGCGGCTAAACCCCAAATGGGCAACGAAAACTGTTCGTGACAGTAACGATTATTTGGTTAACCGATTCTTTGCCAGCGTCCGCAAAAAGTTAAACCGTCAGGGGTTGCGCTGGTACGGTATTCGCGTCGCCGAGCCGCATCACGACGGCACTGTCCACTGGCACATGATGGTTTTTTGCCGTCCAGATGACCGCGACGGCATTGTCAGCATCCTGCAGGAGTTCGCCATTCGCGACGATCGCGCCGAGCTTGGCGACGACATAACGCCGCGCTTCAAGACCGAACTGATCACTGCGGAAAAGGGATCGCCAATCAGCTACATCGCGACCTATATCGGTAAGAATCTGGACGCCGAGCCATTGCGCAAGGCGAACAAAGATACCGGTGAGCCGCCGGTCGACCACGAAAGCGGAAAAAGCATGGCCGACACGGTCGAGCATGCGCTCGGCTGGGCCAGCCTGCACCGCGTGCACCAATTCCAGTTTTTCGGCATCCCATCGCGCCAGGTTTACCGCGAGTTACGCCGGCTGGCGACCCAGCTTGATCGGCAGGGTATCGACGCCAAGAAAACCCAGCGACTGAGCGATAAAGCCATGGATGACGTGATGAATGCCGCCGATGCCGGCTGCATCGCAACGTACATCTTGAAGCAAGGCGGCGTGTTGACGCCGCGTAACGATCACATCGTCCACACCGCCTACCTTCAGGCAGAAAAACCCAACGACTACGGCGAACTCGGCATTCAGATCTTCGGCGTTTGGTCACCAATGCTCGGTGAAGCGTCGCGTATTTGCACCCACCCCGACACCTGGACACTGAAGCGCAAACGTAAACCGGCGAGTGGCGAAGCCGCGCGCCAGGGGGTTGACGTTGAGGGTGGCGGCGCAGCCGCCGCCCCTTGGAATCGTGGCAATAACTGTCCGCCTGAGCAAGAACCGAGCAAAAACGGCGGCAGTTTATCCACGAGTGAAATGCATCGAGTACAGCCAGCGCCGACTGTGCCAGCTGACGCGCCAATAGATTTTGAAAGCCTCGACCGCAAAGAACGGCGGGCACTGCTCCGGCGACTGAAAAACGATCCGGACGGTGGCCCACCGTCGGAGAAAGCGCCGTTATCAGTTGAAGAACTGCGCGCAGAGGATGATTTACACCGCCAAAAAGAGCAGCGGCAGAAGCGGCGAGAGCAGCTGACACCACGCGCGGCACTGATAGCCGAATTCGCATCCAGTATTGGCATCGAGTTAACCAGGCGCGAGGCGTTCAGCCTGGCTGACGGCGCCACACTAAACGTGGCCGGACAGCGTTATCGCGCAAATCACGATGGCAGTTTGTCGGCACTCCAGCCGGATCATCTTCACAAATCGCTGGAATTGCTGGCACGCGTCGAGCGGCTGCGCCGCATTTCATAGCCATAGCCGGCGATGTTGGCCGGAGCGCACAGACGAATTTGTCTGTTCTGGCCATAACGCGGCATAGAAAAAAACAGCTGCGCTGCAGCACCGTCATTAACAACTATGAGGTACCGACAAATGGGATATTTGGGGAGCAAGGCGGCGAGCGGAGCATACCAGGCGATCATCAGCCAAATGCCGCCGCATGATACTTACATCGAAACGCACCTCGGCGGCGGCACCATCATGTTACGTAAACCACCGGCGGCCCGCTCGATTGGGTGGGATATCGATCCGGAAACCGTTGAAGCATTTTGCCAGGGAAACCCGGACTATCTGGATGAACAGGCCGATCGCCTTATGATTGAGATCGGCGACGCGGTTAAGTTGCTGCGCGCCGTTCCTTTTGAAAAATACGGCCGCACGCTGATATACGTCGACCCCCCCTATCTCCCAGAAACCCGCACCAGCCGCGCGCGGTATCGTCACGAGTATACCGTCGACGATCACCGCCGCCTGATCGACGTGCTACGCACCGTGCCCGCCAACGTCATGATCTCCGGCTATCCGTCCGCGCTCTACGACGAGTTGCTCGGCGACTGGCGCAGCATCCAGTTTCAGGTAATGACCCGCGGCGGCCCGCGCACTGAGCAGCTATGGATGAACTTTGCCGAAGGAAACGCCTATAGCCATGCCTTTGCCGGCGCGAACTACATCGATCGCCAACGAATCAAGCGTAAGGCGGAGCGCTGGGCCAAGAACTACAGCGCCCTGCCAGTTGCTGAGCGCACAGCGATCATGGCCGCATTATTAGAAACGCATCAAGAACTGTAATTAAGGGGGATTTATGCCACATGAAATACATCGTCACCACATTCCAGAACCAGATCATCACAGCGACCACGCCAAAAAGATGGCCGGTATCACCAGCCGCCTACAAAACGTCATGCTGACCGCGAACATCACCGCTAATGAATTGGTTGGGTGTGCCCGCATCGTGAGGAAAAACCACGAACTATTCGAAGGGATGGGGAAAAAAGAGCAACGCCGCTCCCCCACACCATCAGAAACAAATGAAAAAGAGTACTTTTGCAGCTTTTGTGGGAAGAGCCAGCATGAGGTGAGAAAGATAATCGCTGGCCCGCAGGTATACATCTGCGATGAATGTGTCGATCTTTGCGAAGATATTATTAGCGGTATTAACACAGGTTACTAAAATGACTTCACAACTTGACTTCACATTATCAAGCCATCAAAATGACTTCATAAAGTGACTTCACGGACTGCGACATGAAAGAACAAGTTTCAGCGTTAAGGAAGAGACAAAAAAACACGTTAGAACAGATATTTAAAACGCCTGTTCTCTCCGGGATCAAATGGTCAGATGTGGAATCACTGATAAAAGCGCTGGGTGGCGAAGTCAAAGAGGGCCGCGGTTCACGTTGCAAGTTCCTGCTTAATGGCAGCATCGCCAACTTTCACCGCCCCCACCCATCGCCTGACACGGACAAAGGCGCGGTGGTCAACCTCCGCGAATGGCTGGAAAGCATAGGAGTTAAGCCATGACGAAGACAGCAGCAGCAACACCAAACACCATGGAGATCGCCGGGCAACCGGCGGTAATCAGCTTTGTTCCTGAGCTGGGCGCATTCCGCGGTAAATTCCTCGGCCTGTCCGGTTACTGCGATTTCGTTTCCGACAGCATCCAGGGGCTGAAAAAAGAGGGCGAGATCTCTTTGCGCGAATATCTGGACGATTGCAGCGCCGCCGGCATCGAGCCATACGCGCGCCAGGAGAAAATAAAGACGTTTACCCTGCGCTACCCGGAATCGTTCGGCGAACGGCTGAACCAGGCAGCGGCAGAACATGAAGTTTCGGTCAATGCTTTCATCGTTGAAACCCTCAACGAGCGCATGAAACACGCCTGATTTTCCATCTGACGCGAGGCTCAACCGTTGAGCCTCAAAAGTGCGTCATCTGCAATGCAAAAACGTGCACAATTTTGCACAATAATTCGATCTCCACCATTGCGAACCTGCGCCAGTACTGGCGCGGGTTCGATCTACTTTGGATCTTGCACAAAAAAGAGGGTGTGAGGCGCGCAGGCGAGGCGGGGGAGTAAGCGCGCGCTTTGGGGTATGGGAAGGGGGTCGTGTGTTGCCTGAATGGGCCGCTGTGAGGCTCTCGCCGTCGTGGTGCTAATGAGGTGATGAACAGGCGTTAACGCGCCAGCGGCCCGCATAGCGCGGCTGGCGGTGGGGAACGGTTCGAAGTGATGGGCGTGGCGCGTGATGGGGCTACTTGTCGGGGGATGGCCGCCATAGACAGCGGCGGCCGTGCTGCAGCGCGGGGGTTACTCTACATCGAGCAGTGCATACGGGTTGAAGCGGATCACCTCCTCCCCCATCCAGTCGTTGACGTGCTTCATGGCTTCCATGATGGGCGTCAGCTCGTTGATTGCGAACACCCGCGCCGCCTTCTCCACGTCGCCGAAGGTGCCGTTACCTTCCGGCATGGCGCCCATCAGCTGCGGCGGCACGCGGTGCGCGGCGAGGATATCGTCACGCGTGGCGGACTTGACGCCCAGGAATTCATCCTTGGCTGAGATCTGGCTGAACGGCAGGATCTGCACCGAGTCCTTACCGCCGTTCGGCGCGTGCAGCAGGATGTTTTTGAATGCCCCGCCGCGGCGCGTGTCGGTCAGCGTCTTCTTGAGCTTGTCGAGGCTCTCCTGATCGGCGATGGCGCTGTTGACGTAGACGATGCAGCCGGCATGGCTGCCGTTGTCGTAGTACAGCTTGCGGAACGTGTCGGCCGAGTGCGAAAGGTTCGCGGACAGCAGGCCCGCGAAGTATTCCGGCATGCCGTAGATCTCCTGGTGAATGTCCGGGTTGATCACATGGCAGACGGCGCCGGTAGGAAACTGATAATCATCAAGCCCCGCCTGGATAAACCAGTAAGTATCCAGGTCAGAGCCGCGGCGCGTGTACTTCGCCAGTGTGTGGTGCAGTGCCAGCGGCCCGCCTAACACGTTACGGCGCAGTTCCAGGTAGGCATTGCCGAACACCACCCAATCCATGGCGAAGGCCGAGAACGCCTGGCGTGACAGCAGCTTGTGCGGGATGAAACAACCGGCCAGAACGTTACGCTTGAATATCAGCGCCGACTGGTGCCAGCTGGCGTGGCCGAACTGGCGAGCCAGCCCGTACCAGCTGATCGGTGTGTCGTAGTAGCGGCCGTTGTCAGCGCAGTACATCGAGTCGAGCAGATCGTAGGACGAGCTGACCGGCCAGGGGCCGTCGAATGAGAAGGTACTCAGGCCAGGGAGTTTTTGCAGCTCGGTCGCCAGATCAAGCTGCGTGTCTGCGGCGGGCTGCTGGCGCTGCCGCGGTGATTTTCGTTTGCTCACGTTAATACTCCATAACCGTCATTGTGCTGCCGCCATCTTGTCCCAGCGGCTCGTTGATAATGGCCAGCATCGTCGCCCAGGCAAGGTCGCCATGGCTTACGCCGCGGCTGCGGTCTGTGTCATAGGTGATAACCCCGCCAGGCGTTACCACTTTGCGCACCGCGCTGAATGCCGTGATCAGGTCACGCTCTCCGCGGTCGAACTCCCAGCGACCGCCGCGAACCAGCTGCTGCATCTTCAATACCAGCATGCGCTTGCTGGCCGGGTTGAACTGGTAGCAGACCGCCGCCGGGAACTTCTTCTTCACCAACTGCCAGACCGCCTCACCAATCCCCTGCCCGTCAATGCCGATATGCTGCACGTTATAGCGATCCAGCATGCCAATGATCAGATTGGCCTGCGCCTCGAACTCCATGCCGCGGATGCGCTGCGTCTCGATGGTGCGGAACTTACCACCGGCGACCAACGGCACGGCGTTGACGGAGATCGCCCCGCTGTCACCCTTCCCGCTGGCGCCGTTGGGATCGTAGCCAATCCAGACAGGCCGATCGGCCAGCGGCCGCATGGCGTAGGGTTTCCAATCGAGCCAGTCGTCATAACCATCAGCGCCGCAGGTCAGCAGCATGTTGTAGTCAAAGGCCGATTCACCGTTGCGGATAAACTGGCAGCCGTAGAGGTTGTCGTATTCCTCCGGGCTGTTCTCGTCGCGGATTTCATCGATATCGGTCAAATCCCAGCCGTGATCGATGGCGTCCTGCAAGGTGACGATCTGGCGCCAGATCTTGTCCGGGCACATCAGCCCGCTGTTCAGCGTCTTCCAGGACGTGTCGAACTCCACGCGACTACTGCTGGCGCGCCCCTTGTTGAACGCCTCCCCTGTCCAAAACGGGTACGCTTCATGGCTTTCCGCCGATGGCGTGGAGAAGTAGGTACGCGTCAGCCCTTTCAGCGTCGCCATGGCGCCGGCGACTTTTTTCAGGTTGGCGAACTGGCCCACCCAGAAAAACTCGTCAAAGAACAGGTTGCCGGTGTAGGACTGCGCCGTCGCTGCAGACGTGCCGAGGAAGTGCAGCTCGGCGCCGTTGAAAAGCTGGATCATGTCGCCGCCCTTCAGCTCGACGTCGACCTCCGCCGCGGCGGAACGAATGAAGCTGCGGAACTGGTACGCCTGCCGGCGGCTGGCCGACAGAAAGATCTGGTTGAGCTGGTGCTTGTACTTCACATCGTCAGATAACGCGCGGATCAGCGCCTCGCGTGCAAAATACCAGGTCGCCCCCACTTGGCGACTCTTCAGGATCATCCGGTTGCGGTGGTGGTGATTGTCATACCAGCCTTGCTGGTGCCAGTGCAGCGATCCCAGGATGTTCTGCCGCAGCTGCGCGATCTGCGACTCAGAGAAGAAGTTTTGCTTCTTGCGCACCTTCTTTTTCGGCTGCGTGGCCGGCGTGCCGTTGTCCAGCTTCTTCAACTGACGCGTCAGCAGGTCGATTTCCTTGAAGTCGCCGCCGCTCTTTTTGTCCTTGCCGGTCAGCTGCACCAGGCGCGCATCAATCGAGGTGGTGACGCGCTGGATCGGTGGCGTTTCATCCCATTCGTCGCGCTTCTTCCAGGCGTAAACCGTGTTCTGGTTGATACCCATCAGGCGCGCGATTTCCGCCGGCGGGTAGCCCTGCCAGTAAAGCTGTCGTGCGCGGTGCCTAGTGAATGTTTCCTGAACCGTCATTGTCTCCCCCATGTCCTGCCGGGGAGGTTAACCCGCGCGCGCGGGGGCTTTCTCGCGGTGCCGGCTGTCGCCGTTCTCCGACAACAACAACGCGTTGAGACGGGGCCGGGCGCCCTGCCATCATCACCGGGAACTCAACAGAATCGTGAGCAAGCAGACATGGCAAGCACAACGAGCACCCGTAAGAAATTCCGCGTTATGACCTCCGGCGTCACTATCGACGGCCGTCAGGTCACCCGCGATCAGATCCATGCGATGGCGGCGTCGTATAACCCGGCGGTGTATGGCGCCCGCGTCAATATCGAGCACTACCTTTCCCCGTTCCCAGACAGCACCTTCTGCGCCATGGGCGACGTGATGGCCCTGTCCGCCGAGGACATTTCCGACGGCCCGCTGACTGGCGAAGCTGCGTTGTACGCAGAGATCGAGCCTACGGCACGCATGAAGACCATGACCGACGACGGGAAGAAGATTTATTCCAGCGTCGAGATCCATCCAAAGTTTTCACTGACCAACGGCCCGTACCTGGTCGGCCTGGCGATGACCGATACCCCGGCCAGTCTGGGCACTGACAAGCTGAAATTCGCCGCCGAGAAGCGCGGGGAAATCATGCGGTTCAACACGGCAGATGCCGAGCCGACGATGTTCACCGCCGCTTTCGAAGCTGAGTTGATGCAGGCAGACCAGTCGCGCTCAACCACCGGCAACGAGTGGTTCTCCCGCGTCATGGGCATCCTCGGCAAGGGCAAGAAAACCGATGATGAACGCTTCAGCCAGGTGCATCAGGCGGTAGAGGCCGTGGCGCAGTCGCAGGCCGATCTGACTGACCAGTTCAGCGCCACCGCGCAGGAAAGCGCCAGCAACAAGCAGGCCATCGCGAAATTGACCGCTGAACTGGCTGCGATGCAGCAGAAGGTTGAAACCACGGACGGTAACTTCAACCGTCGCCCGCCGGCCGGCGGTGGTGGCAACGCGCAGTTGGCTGACTACTAAGCCAGCGCCTGACCGATATTCACTACAAGAGAAACGAACATGGAAAACATTACCCGCGAGCTGTTCGACCAGTACATCAGCCGGCAGGCCCAGCTAAACCGCGTATCGCCGGCCGCCGTCGCGGCAAAATTTGCTGTCGATCCGACGGTGCAGCAGAAGCTGGAAGCCGCCGCGCAGGAAAGCGACTCTTTCCTGAGCAAGATTAACGTCTTCGGCGTGACCCAACAGATCGGCCAGAAAGTGCTGATCGGCAGCAAAGGTCCGCTGGCCGGTGTGAACAACAGCACCACCACGCGCCGCAACCCGGCCGATAACAGCAAAATGGAGCCGTACGACTACATGTGCCGCAAGGTCAACTACGACTACGGCATCAGCTATGAGCAATTGGACGCCTGGGCGCATCAGCCTAACTTCCAGCCGCTGATCAGCAGCGCAATGGCGCGCCAGATGTCGCTTGACCGCATCATGATCGGTTTCAACGGCACCAGCTACGCCGATCCGTCCAACCGCGCCGCCAACCCGCTGCTGCAGGACTGCGGCATCGGCTTCCTTGAGAAAATCCGTAAGGAAGCGCCACACCGCGTTATTTCAAATATCACGGTCACCTCGCGGGATGAGGACAACAAGATCATCACCAAAGGCACCTACGGCAACGTATCGGCTGCGGTGTATGACGCCAAAAACAGCCTGATGGACGAATGGCACAAGCGTAACCCGGATAACGTGGTGATCCTGGCCGGCGATCTGCTGACGACCAGCAATTTTCCGGCAATCAACGCCATGAGCCAGACCAACCCGAACACCGAAATGTTGGCCGGTCAGCTCATTGTCGCGCAGGAGCGCGTTGGGAATATGCCGACCTTCATCGCGCCGTTCTTCCCGGTCAACGGCATCCTGATCACGCCGTTTAAGAACCTGTCGATTTACTACCAGCGCGGCGGCCTGCGCCGAACCATCAAGGAAGAGCCAGAGTACAACCGCGTCGCGACCTACCAGTCATCGAACGATGACTTCGTGGTCGAGGACTACGGCAACGTCGCCTTTATCGACGGCATCACCTTCGCGCAGCCTGAGAACGGCGGTTAATCACCCGGGCGGGCACCTGCCCGCCCCCCTTTGGGGACAGGACAATGCTGACACCGGCACAACGACATTTTCAGCGCGTGATGGCGGAACGCCACGGTAAGACCGAGGAGTTCACAGAAGCCGCCCGCACTGCGCATGAACAAATCCTTCACCGCCTGCGCATGGATCAGAGTGCACTCAAACGCGTGCAGTCCGACCAGGCGAAAGCGGAGATGAAAAAGCAGCTGCTTCCGCACTATGAAGGCTGGATCGAAGGCACGCTCGACGGCAATAGCGGCCGGCAGGACGAGGTCATCGTCACCCTGATGATCTGGGCGATTGACGCCGGCGATTATCCGCTCGCGGTGCGTATCGGCCGCTATGTCATCGAGCACAACCTCGCGATGCCTGACCGGTTCCACCGCACGGCGGCGACGGCCCTCGTGGAAGAACTTTGCGATCCCATTCTGGTGCAGGTCAAGGCCGACGAGAGCACCGATTTGACCGCACACCTGCAGGTGCTGGAAGAGCTCGCGCAAATCGTCGATGGCAAGGATATGCCTGACGTGGTGCTCGCCAAGCTGTTCAAGGCGCGCGGCTTTGCCTTGCGCGGTGGCGATGATGCCGCCCAGGCGAAGGCGCTGGAACTGCTGCGCCAGGCGTTGAAACTGGACGCCAACGCCGGCGTGAAGAAAGCGATCGAGAGCCTGGCACGCCAGGTCAAGAAAGCCGGCCAGAACACCGGCGGCTCCGGCGATAACGATGCCGACACCTCCGGCACCGCGACAACCGACGCTGCAGCAGCATCAAAAACGACTGTACCGGCCACCCCGCGCCGGCAGCGCAGCAGCACCGCGCGTAAGCCGTCAGCCTCTAAAAAACCCGCCGGCAAGGCCGCCGGTAAGAAAGCCAAGCAGGACGCCACCGAATAAAACGACTTGCGCCCCGTGCGCTGGCGGCGCGGGCGGAGATCTGCAGCGCTTCGCGTGTGCTTTTCCCCGCCCGCTCACCGCCACCTTTTGAGGAGATTGGGCCATGAGCCTTGTTGCCGGGCGTACCGTCACCCCCGCCGCTGACGATGTGCCAGATACCGACGATGGCGGCGAGACCATCACCGCCGGGCCCTTCTGGCCCGCGATTGCGCTCAAAGACGTGCGCCTTGAGATGCGCATCACCGGCGCGGTGACCACCACCCGCTTAAAGCAGGCCGCGATTGAAGCGACAGGCCATGTGATCGACCAGTTGGCGGGCTGGCAAGAAAACCAGTTGAAAGCCGGCTTCGCGTCGCTGGAGACCGTGCCAGCCCGCAAAATCAACGACGTGAGCGTGAAGGTCAACCGCTACCGCCGCGCGGTATTCAGCATCACCCGCGCGCTGCTGATCGAAAACTATCGCGACGTCGACACCACCGGCGACGCCGGCGAGAAACGCGCCGCCGGGTTGACGCTGCAGGCGGCAGATCTGTGGCGGGATGCCCGCTGGGCTATCGCCGATATTCGCGACGAAGTGCGCAATTTTGCGGAGGCATTTTAGTGAAGGTGCAAGCAATGCAAGGCGACACGCTGGATCTGCTGTGCCAGCGACACTACGGCACCACGCAAGGCGTGACAGAAATCGTGTTGGCCGCCAATCCAGGGATCGCCGAACAGATATTTTTGACCGCCGGCCAGGTGGTAGAGCTGCCGGAGATCGAACGTTCAACCCAACAGGAGACGGTGCAGTTATGGACGTAATCGACCGCCTCTGGAGCTGGGTGATCTACTCCTATTCCACCGTGCTGATGGGCATCGGCATGATGACGCAGCGCGAATGGCTGGCGACCGGCGGACTGGTGATCGGCCTGATCGCCGCGGCGCTGGGCGAAATCCACCGCCGCCGGGTGGCGCGCAGCCAGGCGACCACCAACGCCCTACTGGCGCAGCTGGTTGACGCAGTGCGCAGCGATGCCGAGAACCGGCAGGATGTGAAGGCGCTTATCAGCGAGCTGAAAGGGGGCCACCGGTGAGACGAAAAAGCGTTATCGCCTGCAGCGTGGCCGCCATTGTGGCGCTGGCCGGTGCCCTTTGGCCCGAGAAGGTTCGCACCAGCCAGGCGGCACAGTTAAAAATGGCGAAGTATGAGGACTGCCGCAAGACGCCCTACTACTGCCCCGCCGGGGTGCTGACAATCGGCATGGGCTCAACGACCCGCGTCGAGGATCGGCAGTACTCGGAAACGGAGATCGCCGAGCGTTGGGTAAACGACCTGGTACGCGCGGAAAAGTGTATCAACAGCAACTTTAACGGCGCCGCCGCCCCTCAATTCGTGTTTGAAGCGCTGACCGACGTCAGTTTCAACGTGGGTTGCACCGGGATCAGTTGGTTCACCGATCGCCAGGGCAAAAAGCAGCGCACCACGCTATGGAAATACGCGCAGGCGGGCAACTGGCCCGGCGTATGCCAGCGCCTGACCGACTTTGTGAACTCCGGCGGCAAACGCCTGCAAGGGCTGGTTAACCGTCGGGAAGAGTTCAAAGCCTGGTGCCTGTCTGACCCGGCACTCAGGGGCGCCGAATGAAAGCGGCCGCGGTATTGATCCTGCTGTTCCTGGCGGCACTGGCTGGGATGGGATGGCAGAAGCATCAGCGGGAACTGGCCGAACAGCGCCGCGATATTGCCGAGCGCGCCGTCGAGCAAACCGGGGATGTGCTGGCCGAAGTGCGCGCCCTGCGTGCCGACGTCGGCGAGATTGAGGCCGGAATGAAGAAGCTGAGCGAGAAGCGCGGCACCAATGGAGAGCAACGACGTGAAACCATCAAGACTGCGCTGGCCGGCGAAACGTGTGCCGTTACTCCTGTGCCTGCTGCTGTCGCTGACAGCCTGCAAAAGCGCGCCGCGGAAGTCCGCGCCGCAGATTATTCAGGAGCCTTTGCCGGCCAGCCTGACGGCAAACACTGATGTACCTGCAGCACCGTCACCGATGACTTACGGCAGCCTGGCGCCCTGGGCGGATCGGCTGCTGGATGCGCTGGACACCTGCAACGCCGACAAAACGGCCATACGAGAACTCGAACTACGGCGTATCGCCAGGGGGATGAAGTGAAAAAAGCCGAACTGCTGCGCGACGCGCTGATCGCGGCCTGCGACTGGTGCAAGGCCAATCCTGAACTGTTCACGGTGTGGGTGGAAAAAGGCCATATCGAGATCCAGGCCACCGGCGAAAGCTCGTTCATGTACGTGTACCCGATCCAGGTGCTGGCAATGGACTTTTCCGGTCAACTGGATGACCTCATGCTGCCGCTGCTGGCGTGGATTTGGGAGAACCAGCCCGACCTGCTGCTGAACCCGGACAGCAACAAAAAGATTGAGTTTGACGCCGATATCGTGAGCGACGACAGCGCCGACATTCTGCTGAAGGTGCCGGTATGGGAACGCGTGATGGTCACTATCGAGAACGGCAAGCCCGTCGCGCAGCACCTGGCGGAAGACAAGCCCCGCATCAACGGCGGAGACTGGCAAATCGTGTTCGATCCTGAGAGTGGCGGGGGGCTGGTGCCATGACCGATGCCGCGCTGTTTCATGAACTTGATCAGGTGTTCGCCGATATTCTCGGCGGCATGTCCCCCGCCGGGCGTATACGCACCGCGCGCGAGATCGGCCGCATGCTGCGCCAGAGCCAGTCGCGGCGCATTGCACGCCAGGAAAACCCCGACGGCTCAAAATTTGAGAAGCGCCGCCGCAAGGTGCTGCGCTCGCAGGCCGGGATTGGCTTTATCTGGAACGGAGAAACCCGCCGCCTGAAAAACTGGCGGGCAACCAAGGGCAGCCGCGGCCGCATGCTGACCGGTTTCGATGAAGGCCGCGGCGCCGTCCGCTCCTTCTATCGCGAGGATATCGAGCGTTACCTCGATATCAACTTCAGCCAGACGCGTAAGGACACCACCAAGGCCGATCCGATGTTTCGCCGGTTGCGCACCGCGCGCTTCCTGAAGGCGCGCGCCGATGCCGGCGGTGCCACTGTCGGTTTTACCGGCGTTGCAGGCCGTATTGCGCGCACGCACCAGTATGGCCTGCGCGACAGGGTGAACAAGTCCGGCGCGATGGCATCCTACCCACGCCGCGAAGTGCTGGGGATCACCAAAGCTGACCGCATGGCGATCGCCCGTTCGGTCATTGACTCGCTGGGGATGAAATAGTGGACGCGGCTGAACTCATTCGCCTGCTGGAAAACGTGATCCGCATCGGCGTGGTCACTGAAATCGACGAAGGCGCCTGGCGCGTGCGCGTTGCCAGCGGCGAGCTGGATTGCACCTGGCTGCGCTGGAATGCGCAGCGCGCCGGCGAATTCAACATCTGGATACCGCCATCCATCGGCGAGCAGGTCTGGCTGGTGTGCATCGGCGGCAACCCGGAGACGGCCATTATCGGCGGCAGCCTGTACAGCAACGATCACCCCGCCCCCGGCGGCTCGCGTAACGAGATGGTGATCACCGCCCCGGACGGCGCCAAATTCCGTTATGACGCCGACGCCGGCGCGCTGGAAGTCAGCGGTATCAAGTCCGCCAAGGTGTCGGCCGAGGCCAAGATCACGCTGGACTCGCCCATCGTCGAATGCACCGAGCTGCTCAAAACCAAGCGATTCGACGTCACCGAAGGCGGCGAGATGCACGGTGATTTCAATCACACCGGCGGCACCTTCGTGTCGAACGGCGTGAAGGTCGACAATCACGACCACGGCGGCGTGCAGCGCGGTGGCGACTGGACGGAGGGCACCCGATGAGCGAGAAGTACCGCGGCATGAATAACAGCGGCACCGGCACGCTGACCGATGCGGATCACGTCTGGCAGTCAGCCAATGACATTCTGCTGACGCCCATCGGTTCGCGCATCATGCGCCGTAATTACGGCTCGCTGGTGCCCGATTTGCTAGACAGCCCGCAGAACGACGTCACCCGCCTGCAGCTCATGAGCGCGACCGTGATCGCGCTGGCGGCATGGGAGCCGCGTCTTGCGCTGGACACCATCAACATCAGCTATTCGCCCACCGGTGCCGTCACGGCCGAGATGGCCGGCATGCTGACGGAAAGCATGGAGAAAAGCGCCGGGACGATTGAGTTAAGGAGTCATCACGATGCCAACGATTGACCTGTCGCAGCTGCCATCACCGCAGATCATCGAGCCACTCGACTTCGAGACGATACTCGTTGACGTCAAGGCAGTGATGATCGCCGCCTTCCCTGCTGACCAGCAGGCGTCGGTTGCCGCCGCCCTGTCGCTGGAGTCCGAGCCGCTCAACGTGATCGCCCAGGCGATGGCCTACCGCGAATTGCTGTTGCGCCGGCGGATCAACGAGGGGGCAGCCGCCTGCATGCTTAGCCACGCCGAAGGCACCGACCTGGACAACCTGGCCGCAAACCTCGACACCGAGCGCCTGACGATCACCCCGGAAACGGACACGTCCGACGCGGTAATGGAGAGTGACGAAGCCCTGCGCCTGCGCGCGCAATCCGCGTTCGAGGGCATGAGCGTGGCCGGCCCGTCGGCGGCGTATGAATATTTTGCCCGCAGCGCCAGCGGCAAGGTCGCCGACGCCAGGGCAACCAGCCCGGCGCCGGCGGAGGTGGTGATCGCCATCCTGTCGACCGACGGCGACGGCACCGCCTCACCCGAGCTGCTGGCCGCCGTGACGGCCGCGGTTAACGATGAAGAAGTCCGACCGCTGGGCGACCGCGTGACGGTTCGCAGCGCAGATATCGTCGACTATTCGATTGATGCGGAGCTGTTCCTGTATCCGGGGCCGGAGTCGGAACCCATCATCAACGCCGCCATGGCGTCGCTGCGTGGCTTTTTGGCCGATAACGACAAGAAGATCGGGCGTGACGTTGCCAGGTCGGCGATCTCCGCCTCGCTGCATGTGCAGGGGGTGCAACGTGTGGTGCTGCGTTCACCGTCGACTGACCTGCAGATCTCCGACACGCAGGCTGCGCGCAACATCGGCTACACGGTAGAGAACGGCGGGACGGATGAATAACACCCTGCTCCCTCCGTCCGCCGGCGCCTGGATGCGCCACACCGAAACGGTCACTGCGCGACTGTCGGCGATCACCGTCGCGCTGCGCACGCTGTGGACGCCGACGGCCTGCCCGGTTGAGTTGTTGCCGTATCTCGCCTGGGCGCTGTCGGTCGACCGCTGGGACAAGGCCTGGCCGGCAGAGAAAAAGATAGCGGCGATCCAGCAATCCTACTGGCAGCACCGCCGCAAGGGCACCCGCGCCGCGGTGCGGCGGGGGATTGAGAGCATGGGATTTTCGGCCACCTTTGCTGAATGGTTCGACACCGGCGATAGGCCGGGCACCTTTCGGCTTGAGGTCGACGTCAACGATGTGGGCATCACCGAAAAGACGCTGGCCGAATTAAATCGCCTGGTCGCGGATGCCAAACCGGTCAGTCGGCATATAGCAGGCATCAACATTATTGTTGGTGCGGCCGGGGTGTTGAATGTGAGTGTTGCCAGCTATGAGGGGGATATTGTCGATATATACCCGGCCGGATTTATACCAGAAAGAGCAATTTATTACGATGCATCTATTCATTATGACGGCAATTATCATTATACCGGGGTAGCAAATGAGTAACATTAATGAGGTGTCGCGATGGGAGCCAACCATTGATCAGGTCGATGATAGCGACCGTGTCAAAGGCGGGGAATCTGGCGTAATTAATATTCAAGCGGCGCAATTAGCCGCGAGAACCAATTACCTCAAAAACCTGTTTGATACGCTAATGGGGATGGTTACCCTGGGCGAAGGGCCGTATACATCAGTAGAACAGGCTCAAGCCGACATTGACCGCGGAAAAATCCCCGAAGCGATGAAATTCAGCGTGCGTTCTATTATTTCCGGGCACTGGGTTGATGAATATTCAAATACCGGCGGGATAGCAACCCCAACGGGCGAATTCCTGCCGTCCGGCGAAAGCATTATTTCCGCGCTGGGTAAAATAGATGCGACAAATCAGCGTGTAGACGGAATGATGCGATTGGCAGACGAATCCCCCCTACTCAGCTCCGACGAATATATGTGGGGAGTCAGTAGCGCCGCAGGCACGCGCGATATCGGCATGGCGCTGGATAAGGATTGGGGACTGATGCTGGCAGAGCTGCCGCGTGCCGTGCAGGAATATCTTGTCAACATGCTGCCGGAATCGCTCTCAAACCGATACTCCGGCGTGCGTTGGGCCGTCGGCGAAGGCACCACCGGTGAGCTGGTTTTGCTGGATAACGGCGATTTCTACATCCCCGGTGTGGCGCTACCCCTACAGGACGCGCTGGGGCAATCGTCAGCGCAGGTAAAATCGCATAACGGTACCCCTGCGCTATTTTGGAATGGCGTACCCGTCTGGACTGAAAAGCCGGTCATTTCAGCCAATAAAATGACCGAGTCGGGTTGCGTTTTTTCATACCAAAACGCAGACGGCAGCACGGGGGCGGGCTTATTGTTCGTGCCAAGTATTCGCGAAATCCCCGTATCTGCCGCCTATATTCTGCTTTACATCTGCCTGGGGCAAAGCCTCGGCGCGGCGTATGACAAACCCGGCAAGGACATTCGCATTGTGGGGGCTGACCCGGAGTTGCGCGGGCGCTGCCTGTCGCCGGCCGGCCGCGCGGACGGCAATAGCGGTAGCTGGAGCCAGCAGGATTTAGAGCGCACAACGGATATGGCTTATAACAAAGACCGTCAGGGGCACAATATTCCGCTCGCAAATGGGCTGATGTACGAAATGCGCGATGCAGGCATGAATCTGCCGACGATTATCAACGCGCCGTGCAACGCGGGCGGGCAGCCATTTTCAGGAATATCCGCAGGTACCCCGGCATACATCAAAAGTATGAAAATGGTGGAATACATCACGGCGTTTGCTGCTGGCGTAGGAAAGCCCGTCAATGCGGATTTTGTTCTTTTTGAGCACGGGGAAACCAATAACGATAACGGCAGTTGCCGTAATCCCGGCGACTATGATGCGCTAATGACGCCCTACATGGATGATTCCATACCAGCCTTTAAGGCGATAACGGGGCAGCAGAACGACATTTGTATTGTTGTCGGGCAGGTCGGTAGCAGAATAAACACGAAAGCCGGCGCGGTGGACGCAGAGGGGAACCCGACGGGCGAGACGGTGATCGTGCAACCGTATTCCGTAGCAGCTGTTGATCAAATGACCTATGTCAGACGAAACGCGAACGCCATCATGTATGGCAGTAAATACATGTTAAACCACCTGTTTAGCGATGGATCATTATCGCATCTGAATGAAAAGGGAAAGGTCATTCAGGGGGAAATGATTGAAAAGGCAATTTTCTGGCATTTATACGACAACAACAAAAAGGGAACATGGACAGGGAATCGCGTAAAAAAAATAACCATCACGGATAACATTATTGATATTGAGCGTGATGTGCCATTCCCGCCGCTGGTCATTGACACTGCGATGTTGGGTGACTGCGAAAATTTCGGACACTCGTTAGAGAACAAATCCGCAATTATTGAGCGCGTAGATATTATTGATGAAATAAAGGTCAGACTGACGCTAGATAAAGCGCCATCGCCTACAGACCATCTATTGATTGGATTTAATAACAGGTCTCAATCGGAAAATGGTTATGTTTATCCTCGGACGTGTGTCAGAGACTCGTCGCCGTGGGTTTCCAGGTATGTAAAACAAAATGATGACGCATTCCCTATTTACAATTGGGCGGTGCTTGAACGCATCCCGCTAACAGGAGAGCTATAGCATGGCGATAATTAATAACACGCGCTCACCGTATAACGGAAAGCGAAAGGGGTTTGACCTCAGCCCGTATATTCTGAGTCCCGAGCAGCTTTACGCCGCGCACAAAGCCCGCGTTCTGGCGGACGGGGGCGTTATTTTCGATGAAGCGGGTTGCCTGGCACGTTTTGAAATGCTGGTTGCCAATGCGATTTATCAAAGGGTGATGCTGGCTATCAATCCGATGTTCGGCGTTAAACTTGCTGCGGATGGCGTCTCTGTTCTAAAGGTTTACGGCCTGCGCGGCGATGACTTTATTGCCGTCAAACAGCAGCTCGATACCCCACCGGCGCAGGAGCTGCCACTGTTCGATCGTAATAGCCGGTCGATTCGCGTGAAGGTGGCGGCGTATGCCGGCGGGTACCTGCGCAGCGAACACGCGCAAACAATCCAGCATGGAGATACAGACACTTACGCAATTTCAATGTTGGCGATGGATACCGACCCAATGGACTCCGTCGGTCTGACTGCGGGGTTAAGCCTGGCTAATTTAGGTTTAGCCTATATGCGCGTGATCGCAAGCCCGTATTCAACCGGCATTCGCGAAGCCTGGCGCTACGGCACCCGCGCCAGCAATTTTGTCAATCAAGGCAGCCCAGGCGCGGCGATCACAGTGGCTCGCGAACCGTACGAAGCCTATATCCCCTCGGCAGCGTATTTTGATATTGCGGTGGGTACGATCACTGCGTTTGAAAACGGTGACGAAAAAAATACGGCGCAGTCTCCGACCGGAGCGCTCGCATCGTTGCGTGATGCAGGATTTGTTTATGTGGGCAATGTCATGTTCGACGTGAAGCAGGGCAGCGGATTCATGCAGAGTTGCGACGGCTCCTTCAGGGATTTCACGTTACTGACGGGTGCATCCCGGCGCGATGCTGAAGTTTTATCACGGATTAGCTAGGGGGACGCATGCCGCAATATATCAGCATCATTACCGATGTGGGCGCGAACAAAATTGCAGCAGCAGCGGCAAATGGCGAAAAAATCAATATTGCTCATGCCGCGGTTGGCGATGGTCTTGGCACATCACCGACACCGGAGCCGGGGCAAACGGAATTACTCGGCGAACGGTATAGAACGCCGATTAACGCACTACGGATTGATGACCGCGCCCCTAATCAGATCATCGCAGAAATGACGATACCGGCCGCCATCGGCGGGTTTTGGTGTCGCGAGGCAGGGGTATTTGACGATACCGGCGCCCTCATTGCCGTCTGTAATCTTCCGCCGTCGTACAAACCAACGTCGGCAGAAGGCTCGGGCAGAATTCAGACAATCAGAATAGTGATAGCAGTCAGCAGCACTGCGGCCATTCAGCTGATTATCGATCCGACGGTTGTAACGGCCACCGTCGAATACGTTGACAAAAAAGTTAAAGCGGTTGAGAACAGAGCAGACAATGCCTACGCGCTGGCAGGAAGCAAAGCGGCATTTGATGATATTTACCCGCCGGGGATCAGCATATTTTTTGCGACGAACCTGAACCCTAACGAGCAGTGGCCCGGCACCACCTGGCACTATACCGGCGAGAATAAAACGATCCGCATCGGCAAGGCCGATGGCACGGATGTGATGACCGCCGGCGGTTCGGACACGGTAACACTGAGCGTTGAAAATATGCCGAAGCACAGCCACGGCGTCAGCGGCCAGGTGGGCGAGTTTGACTACGGAACCAAAAGTACGTCGGAGTTTGATTATGGTAAAAAAAGTACGAGCGAGAGTGGCAAGCACGCGCATCAGGGGGGCATGGCCGCCCCCGGCCCGGCGTGGGATGGCGACTACATCGTCGGATCGGACAATGACAGCCACCGCACCCGCAACATGACGAGCGAAAGCGATGATCACTCTCACTCTGTCGAAATAGGCCCGCACTCGCACTCTGTCGAAATAGGCCCGCACGTTCACAGCATCGATCTGACATCTGCCGAGGTAGGCGGCGGCAAGGAATTCAGCATCGTAGAAAGCCACATCAAGTTGATGTGCTGGTATCGCGCCGCATAAAAAAGCCCCTAACGGGGCTTTTTCTTCTCCTGCAGTACAGCCAGCGCCGTCTATATCTGCCGGTATCGAGTACAGTCAGATCGCGCTATACCTCACCCGAACAGACCGTTTACCGATTTTGTCACCGAGTTTATCGCCCTGCTGGCGCTGGTGCGCAGCTCACCGAGCACATCACTCGCTGACGTCGTTTGCAGCTTCTCGCGAAAATCGCTGTCGACACGGCTCAGGCTGATGGAGAACTCGATTTTTTTCGGGTTGCCGTAGCGGTCAAACTCCGACTTACCCCGTTCTAACCGCGTCATCACGTACATGCCGTAAATTCGCCCGTCTCCCTCAATCAGCGGCCAGGGCCGGCCGGTAAAGCCGATCGTCTCAAGGCTCGACAGCGACAAATTGCCGCCGGTGATCTCCGGGTAGAGCACGCCATCAAGCGTGATACTGTCATCCCCTGCCCCGATATACTGCCAGCCGGCAGACTGGTTAATGCGATCGTTCTTAACGTGACGCCAGTCCTGCGAATGGCGCAACTGCTGGTAAGGCGCCGTACGCAGCGTAAAAACGAACATCCCGAATACCATCATCATAATTTTGACTCCCGTTAATCGCGATCGCGGTATGACCCGCGGTTACCCCTGACTGTGCTGGCCATCGCATCGCGCACTGCGCTGCGCACCATCCGTTCCAGCTCCTGATCCGAACGCTGGCCCACGTCGTTAAAGACCAACTGGAAGATAGGCCCACCGCCACCAGGCGCGGACACGGGCGCCATCGCGGCTGGCTGTGACGCCGACGGCACCGAGAGCACCCCGCCGCCGGCAGCGGCCGCAACACGCGGCACCGGTTGCGGCATCACCCGCGCTTCCTGGTACGCCCCACGCAGAGCCAGCGCGCGCGGCAGATTTTTGAAGACGATATCCCCCGGCCCGATGCGTTTGGTTGCGTTGGTATTGTCGGCGGTCGCCTTGGTATTGCCGGCGATCTCATTCAGGCGGCGCTGCGTGCCTGTGTCACCTGTCAGGGCAGGAGGTTTAGGCGCATCAGTGCTGACTGAAGCAGGTTTGGTAATACTCGCGAGATCACCAGCCAGTAACCCTACCTTGCCACCCAACCGCTGCTGCCCTTCCGGGGTAAGCTCCAACTTCATCTTTTCGGCTTTAATGCGGGCTTGCTCGATACCATCAGGGATCAACCCCAGCTTCTCAAGCAGCCAACCGACTGAGTCCATCAGAAATGTAATTGGCGCAAACAACAACTGCAGAGCAGCACCAAACACCCGCCCGAATGTCTCGCCGGCGCTGGCGCATTTGTCCAGCGTGTCTTTGCTGGTCTGCATCGGCGTCAGCAGCTTGGTAAACCAATCCCACACGCTGCTGAGTGCATCACCAATCACGCCAAAGATCGGTGCGATACGTGCAAACGCTTCACGCAGCGGCGCCAGCGCCGCCATGACGCCTGAACCAAAGCCGACAAAGAACGCCTTGATCGGCTCCCAATATTTCCAAATCAGTACGCCGGCCGCGACAAAGGCGGCGCCAATCAACCCGATCGGGCTGAGCAGGAACGACAGCACAGCACCCAGCGCCGAAAGCGCGCCGGTGAGAATCCCCCATAACGTAGACAGGCCCGTCAGCCGTAGCGCCAGCCCCATCACGCCACGCACCAATGAACCCAGCGCTGCCGACGGCGCCATAAAGACGCCCATCAGCATACTGCGCAGCGGCGCCAGTGAGCCAAGCAGCCCACGGAAGCCACCAGAGAGCGAAGCCAACACGCGCGACCAGCCGCTGATCCTTGCCATGGCGTTGCCGCCGGCGCCAACGAAGCCCCGCAGTGCGCTAACGGTTCCCATCAGACCGCGCCCGCCCGTCAGCAACGTGAAGCCCAAACGCAGCTTAGCCAGCGGCCCAATAAGCAGGCCGGTCGCCAGGCTGGCGATCCCCAGCGCAGCCACCAGGGCGGTGACGGCGCCGGCGGTCAACAGAATGGATTGCGCCAGCCGCGGGTTTTCTTTCACCCAAACTGAAATACGAGAAATAACATCATCGAGCCACTGTACCAATTCGCGAAGCGGCCCCTTAACGGTGTCGGAAATCTCAATTTGCAGGCCTTCCCACGCACTGCCAAGGTTAGACAGATCACCGCCAAGGTTGTTAGACATCGTTTTGGCAACCTTAAACGACTCATTGTTACCGTGTGCTGTGCCAATCTCTGCCAATAACTTTTGCAGATCACCGCTGCCAGCCCCGTTAACCAAGGTCATGAGCGAGTTATAAGCTTCTTCCCCAGCAATGTCCTTAAAGAACCCAACTCGGTCAACTTCCCCGTATTTACGGGTGGCTTTATAGAGATCGGTCAGAATTGTCATTGCGTCATGCATTTTGCCTTTGGAGTCAGCAACAGACACCCCTAACTCGTTGAGCGCTTTCGCAGCAGCTTTTGGCGGCGATGCCAAGCGGGATAAACTGGCACGCAAAGCGGTACCCGCATCAGACCCCCTAATGCCATTGTTAGCCAACAATCCAGCCATTGCGGCTACCTGCTCCAGCCCAACGCCAAGGTTGGCACCGACCGAGCCGGTATATTTCATCGTGTCGCCGAGATCGCGCAGGTTAGTGCTGCTTCGGGTAAAAGTACCGGCCAACACATCACCAACCCTATCCATATCGGCAGAGTTCAATTTGAATTGGTTGAGGATACTAGCGCCGATATCCGCGGTTTCACCGAGTGAAATGTCACCAGTAAGAGCACCACCGGCAATTGCGACATTCAAAATGCCGGGTAATGCGGCTTGGATAGCTTCAGGAGTAAAACCGGCCATCGCCAGGAACGCCTGCCCGCTGGCAGCATCCCGGCCGGAGAATGCTGTTTCAGCTCCGAGTTTTTTTGCTTGTTCACGCAGTTGAGTAAAGCGCGGATCTTTGCTGTCAATACGGGTTAGCGCCTGAACCCGTGACATATCCTGGTCAAAACCAACGGCAGGGGATAAGAAGCGCCCTTCTGCATAACCAGCAACCGATGCCCCGGCAACCATCCCCATGCCGGCGCCACGCAGTTTGCCGGCGGCATCTTTGGCGCGGGTGTAACCGGCTTGCGCCTGGGTAACGGCGGCCAGCTGCCGCCGCTCCCGCTCAAGCTGCTGGTTGTATTGCTCTGTTCGACGGATGGCGCTTTGTACCGCACCGCTGCCGGCAGACAGATTAACCCCGTGTTGCCGTACCGCCTGTGCCGCCTCTCGTAGCTTGGCCGTTTGCTGGCTGTAGGTTTGCGTAAGTCGGGTGAGCTTGCCGCGCAGGTTTTCCAGGTGCGCGGCCTGGGCGTCGGTCAATTGCCCGCCCTCTCGAACGGTCTGATTCAGTCCGTTAAACTCGCGCTTCGCACGGTTGATCTTCTGTGCCGTGTCGTTGGCCTGCGAGCGCAGGCGGTCAAAGCTGGCGGCTTGCTTGTCCAGGTCTTTAACAGCGTTTTGCGTTTTCTTGAGGGAGTCAGAAAGGCCGCTAACAGCTTTGCTAGCGGCTTTAACCGGGCGGGTAAGCTTGTCGATCGCGTTGAACGCGACGCGAATACTAAGATCCATGGTCATCCTCGTCATCGTCATGGTTGCCGCTGCGGATGGCGGCGCGCTGGCGCCATGCCATCAGCTCGCGCAGCTCCATGCCGTACATCTCGGAGGGCGGCCAGTGAAAAACTACAGCAATGTCAGCGATGAGATCGTCAACGCTGACAAAAAGCGGTTCCCTTACTTGTTCCCCGTCTCCGCCACGTTCGGTACGGACGGCGCCGCTTTGGTCAAAAAAGGCGTCATCTCTTCAATGAACGCGACAAAGTCACCGGTATCCAGCGTGGCGATCTCGGCGGCGGTCAGTGCCGGCGCAGTGACGCGCGTTAGCAGCGTTGAAACGGCGTCATAGTCGAAGTTGAGCACGTCGACCAGGCGCAGACCACGCAGCGAGCCGGCCTGCTTGATGGTGTCGGTGATAGAGACGATGGTGATCTCTTTGTCGTTGCGCTTGATCGGTGTGGTGAGCGTTACTGACATGTGCATGTTCTCCAGGCGGCCACGCGTGCCGCCTTCAAAGTAGGTTAAGGGTTAACGATCAGCCGCCGAGGCCGAGGGCTGACACAATGCGATCGGGATACAGGTTTTTCCCGTCGCGCTTGTAGATGAAGTTCAGCAGGTCAATTTCCAGCAGCGCCTTATCATCCACCGACAGCTTGTAGTAGGTGTTCTTGATGGCGTAAGTGTGGTTGGTGTCATCGCCCTGCTTGGCCTCACCCGGATCGATTTCAGTGATGCGGCCGCGCATCTCCACTTCCATCAGTGAACTGGTGCCGCCGCTGTAGATTTCACCGACGAAACGCAGGCGCATTTCATCGATATCGCCGCCGTACTTGAGGATCAGCTCTTCAACGACGCCGCCGACCACCATCGACGCATCCAGCGCGCCGCCGTCAAGGCCGAGGTCTACCGCTACGGCGCCTTGCATGCCGCCGCCCTGATAGTCCTCCGTCTTACGAGTGACCTTTGGCAAGGTGACGCTGGGGATCTTGCCGATGTGGTTGGTGCCGTCCACATACAGCGTGAACAACCGAAGCTTTTTAGGGATAGCCACTTATGCCCCTCCCAGCGACGCGAAGGCCGCTTCGTAGTATTGATCGGTGAAGGTCTGGATCATGGTCAGATCTTCGAGTGGCGGCACCGGGCTGTAGTTGTAACGCACCACAGCCGAACCCTGGCGGATGCCGGTTGTCGGGTTATCGACGATATCGAACCAGCACGCGGCGCCAATCAGCCGGCCGGCAGTGACCTCCCCCTGCAACTTGGCATTGATACCGCTGGTCACATCTTTGACGTTTGCCGGCGTAAGCGGGGTGTCAACTGTAGTAAATTGCGCTTCCGCAATGGTATCCGCCAGGATCTGCGCGGAACGGGTGTACACCTCGAAGATGTACTCGTCTTTGTCCGTGGTGCGGTTGCCCCAGAAGCGGAAACCATCTCGCTTAATCAGCGTGGTGATTTCGTTGGCGTTCAGCTCGTTGGCATCGGAGTCTTCCGCCTGCAACGCCCAGAACACATCTTTCGAGATACCCAGCACATTGCTAACCGCCACGTTCGACAGCGATTTGTGCCAGCCCTGCTCGTTATCGATCTTCGCCCGGAGCCCCAGCGCATACGCCACCGCCGGGAACTCTTCGTTTTCGCCGCTCACCGGGTTATACGCGATAAAGTTCGGCCAAATCAGCATGCCCTCACGCTCGGCAAACTGCTGGCGATAGATTTTCGCCTCGGCGATCGTCTTGCAGCCGTCGCAATAGTTATAGGTAAATGCCCGAAGCTGTTTGGCAATCACCCGCAGCTGTGCGGTGACTTCTTGTGTGTCATACATCGGCACGCCAAGAATGCGCGGCCGGTAGCCGACTTTCTGCTCGGCGGTCAAAAGCGCGAACATGCCGGTATAGCTGCCGTCCGCCTGGGAGCCACCGATAATCAGCTGCGACTGCGTTTTTGCGCCGTCTTCCGTGCCGGCGGCCGCCACGCGTACCACAATCACGCGGGTGCTGACCTGGTCGGAAATGGCCTTCAGGGATTTATAGAGCGAACCGGTTTTACCGGCTTTGCCGAGTACGCTGATTACCCGCGTGATCAGCACCGGCGTGTCTAACGGGAAGGTGGTTGCGTCAGCATCATCCGCAACAGCGACCAGACCAATGACCGTTGAGTCAACGTCATTGATCGCAGTCTGCAGGTCGGTGTTTTCCTTGACGCGCGCACCATGGAAGAAATTGTCGGTCATACTGTACCGCCATCATGCTTGTGAGTTCGTGGTGATATTCGCCGAAAAACGCCGGCGCAACACGCGGCGGTGGTTGTCATCCGCCGGCGACAACAACGCGCGGTTTTCCCCGTCGCGCGCGCATGAAACCATCAGCGCCAAAGGGGGAGCCATGGCACTGACTACTGACGCAATCGACAAGGCCAAATCACTGCTGGGTAGCGGCGCCAGCACATTCAACGATTACCAGGCGGAGCTGTCGCGCGTGCCGGCGTTCAGCGTCCTGCTTGGTGGCAAAGAATTGACCACGCTGGATGAACGCGTCTTGTCGCTGGAGATGACCGACAACCGCGGCTTTGAGGCCGACGAGCTGACGATCACCGTGGACGATACTGACGGCCAGCTGCAGTTGCCGCCGCGCGGCGCCGAAGTGTCCGCGTCGATGGGCTGGCACGGTGAAGCTCTGGTTTATAAAGGCATTTTTATCGTCGATGAAGTGGCGCACACCGGGCCGCCTGACAGGCTGACGATCACCGCCAGAAGTGCCGATTTTCGCGACGAGTTCAACGTCAAGCGCGAAGTGTCCTGGCATGACGTCACCGTAGAACGGGTGGTGTCAGCGATCGCCCGGCGCTACAACCTGAAAGCCATCATCTCGCAGCAATTGATGGAGCTGGAGATCGACCACGCCGACCAGACGCAAGAAAGCGATATGTCCTTCCTGACGCGCATGGCCGAAATGCTGGGCGCCATTGCCACGGTGAAAAATGGCAGTCTGCTGTTCATCCTGCCCGGTGGCGGCGTCAGCGCCAACGGCAAGGCGCTCCCCTCCTTCGCCATCACCCGCAGCAGCGGTGATCGTCACGCCTTCCGCATTGCCGATCGTGATGCCTATACCGGAGTGCGCGCGTACTGGCTCGATCTGGAGTTCGGGAAAAAGAAAAAGGTTACGGTGAAGGCCCGCAAGCCGGCGAAAAAGAAAGTGCAGCGCAGCAGCAGCCGCGAGGGTGATTACATCGAGGGGGCCGACGGTAACGTCTATGTCCTGCGCAAAACTTACAATAACGAAACGGCCGCCAAACGGGCCGCGGCCGCAAAATGGCAGCAGCTCAAACGCGGCGCGGCTGAATTTACCCTTACCCTGGCCTACGGCCGCGCCGATTTATACCCGGAGCAGCACGGCACGGTATCGGGATTTAAAACGGATATTGATAATCAGGATTGGATCATCGCCAGGGCGAGCCATTCGATCGACGGGAACGGCTTTACCACGCGGCTGGAACTGGAGGCTAAAATACCTGAATGGATTGCGGAAAGTGAGAAGTGACGGCCATAATAACGGGGAGTTCAACTCCCGCCATGGGAGGCCATCATGTTTGTTTGCCCGATCTGCGGTGCTATGGCCCGCACCCGCACCAGTCGCCGTCTCAGTGAAATGACGATACGCCAATATCATCAGTGTCAGAATTTCGAATGCAGTATCACGTTCACGACGCTAAACAGCGTCGAAAAGCTGGTAACAAAGCGCGGCCCGCGCGAAGAACTACCACCTGACTTTATCCCGCAAGACGCATTCCCTACGTCCCACTATGGGCGTGATCAGCTCAACCTATCGCTATAG